ACATCAATCTTCTTTTCAAGCTTATCAATGGCTTTGTTCTGTTCTTCTTTCATGGTATTCAACTTAGTATTGAATTCATCTTTCGTGTCTTTAAGTGATTCTGCTAGCATAGTTACCTCGCGTTTATGATATGATTCTACTTTGCCAAGTGCGCTGGATACTTTGACCACATCGCGCTTTAATGCGTAGTACAAACCCGTTAAGGACACAGCACCACCAATGATTGTTATAATATCTCTCGGTTGAATATCCATTTCTATAAGATTACAAAGTATAAAGTTGAAACTGCAAGCGCACTAATACCTAATGACAGCGTCACGTTGTGTGCTACTAGTCTACGGTTGCGCTTCTTAAGGTCTTTTATCTGTAGTTCTTTCTCCTGTGCTATTGCTTTCTCTATGCTTTGCTTGTTGTCGTATATCTGTGCTAATGTCTCGTAGCTGTTAGCCTGTATGCCTGTGATTTTAGAATAGTAATGCGTCTTGAGTTTTTCAAGTTGGTATAGTGAATCTATTTCCATGCTCGTTTGATACCAGTACATCATGCTAGTGTAATTCAGATTCATCAGTTGCACCTCGTAAGTCGTAAGTTTTGGAGTAAAATCCAGACTTGAGGAGGCTGTCTGATTTTTTGAGCGTTGCGCGAAACTGACGATCGGCAGTAGCATCATCAGCATTAAGAATTTGGTATACGTCATTTCGGTAGTATTGATTTGTTACATCTTGCAACTGAATAATCGTATCGCCGCGCATAGTTAAACTATCTATTTTGGCATACAAGTTATTTGCTATTGCGTTATTTTTTTCAATCGCACGGTATAGTGAATCATTGATAGACTCCAGTCTGTCAACAGCAGGTGAAGGTGCAGGGGTATTGCAACTTTTGAACATTACAAATACTAGTAATGTAGTTACAACAACTGCACTAGCTATCAATATGCGCTTGTTTCTTATTGATTGTTCCATCTCGTTATGTGTATTGACTTATTCAATGGTCTTATCTTAACTAGAACACCATCACCCCTGCGACTATCTCTATCACCACGATCATTGGTGTTGCCTTCGATAGTGCGTACTGAATATTCGCTAATCTTATCTACTATTCCCGTATGTCCGATGGCCTTATACCTGTTTGTGTTTTTCCAATGACTATAAGATAAAGTCATTACCAGTACATCACCCGGCTTATGTGATTGATAGAACCTACCATCAGTAAAGATTACATCCTTCTTGTTGTAACACGTAGGTGACCACCCTGTGACCTTGGCCTCAACACCACACTCATGGAATATGGCACGCACAAAGAACGCGCACCATTGATAGGTGGGCTTCCAACCTACTTCGCGCATGAGCCGTTCAAAGTAACGGTCATCAAAGCCCATATTGTTACCCCCTTTCTCCCTAACACCAACATGTGCATAGGCTACAAGCCTTACACAATAACCGTCATTAGCGTGCGCAGGATGAATAGGAAGGCAGCAAAGTAAGCAAAGTACAACAGCAGATATAAAGAGATTTTTTGCCATGTAGTAAGTGACGTTTTAAGTTCTTCTTTGATGTCGCGTGAATAGATTTCCCGTTGCAATGAGCGGAAGTTGAAGCGTATACCCATGAACACAATGAAGTTGGCGAAGACCATGATAAGACCTGCAAGGATTACATACTGGATGTACTCTGTGCTTATCAATGCATCACCAAAATATTGATACGATAGTGTACCGCTTACACTAAAAATTAAGAAGGCAATCGGTATAGACCAAAAACCGTCGAATAACTCTAGGTTGTAACGCAGCTTCTTAAGAGCCTGGTTATTTTGACTTGTTTTTGTCTGCTTCTTTGGTGCCATTGGTACGTAGTTTAAATGAAAGCTCGCGTTCATAGCGTCTCAATCTTTCGGTATATTCTTGCTTTAGTGTCTTCTTATCACTCATGGTATACGATTAATGATATTACGTGAGTAAGTAGGACGGAATGAAGTGGCCGTGTTGCCCGTGCTGAACTGATAGTTAAGAGTATTTGTCACATCCGTCCGTGGTGATCTATCAGGCCATGTAGCAGTTGAGTATTCCGGGAACAAAGCGTTGTTAGCACACAAGTAATCCACTAGTAAAGTGGTGTAGTGTTCCGCGTTTTGCCTTGCACGGTCTATCATATCCTTCATCACAAGGTCACTTACCGCTACGGTGTCTTCGCTTTGACGTTGTACTAGCGTGCCATTGTCCATACGATACGATAGGTTAGGCATAAGCTCCACCATAACCCACCAAAGCAGCATCTTTTGAATGTAGTCTTCTAGTAGTAGTTCATAGTTACCGCTTATCGTGCCTGCTGCAACATCTGCCTTAATCTTATTAAGCAAATCAGTTCCCAAAAATGGAAGCAGCCACTTATCCTGTGCAAGATATACGGCAGGATAGATAAGGTTAGGGTCAACACTACCATTGACGGTGGTGTATTTCTTGACAAAGTTTTCGGATATTAATAGTACTTCAGGCATAGTTGTGATTATTGATTACCGTAAATAGGATTTGTTGGAAGGAAGCCGTTGTGGGGCATGTCTTCAGGCAGCTTTGCAACGAGCGCATTATTACGCACTTTATAACCCATACGTTCAGCAAGTGATACAGCTATTCGCTTTGCATCGGGGTCATTAGGATTAATCTTTGCGCCCTTTGCATCTACATATACACGCTTTTCCCAAAAGTGGCGGCAATTGCCACCGCCCTTGTAGAACCAAATATCGTAAGTAGCCGCACCATTAGGTCCCCATCCGGGATTAACCGCTACATTCTCCATTGAAACTATATCTTCTTTGCGATAGAGCTTACCCGCTTCCACCATCTTCTTGCAGAATGGGCGCATATTATCATGGCTAAAGCTACCTGCGTAAACGTAACGAGTAATAAAGTACTTACCATCGATAATGGCATCCTGTTCACTCTTTGCCTCTGGTCTTGCCGCACCTGTGCGCACCGCAAACTCGTGTTCAATTTCTTCATCAGCGTTATACGCATCAATCAAAATCCATTCTTCTTTCCAATCTTCACCTAATGCTATTAACGCATCACCTGCTGTGCTATCATCTTTTTTTTTTTCAAAAGCCATCAATGTAGCTTGCACTATTGAACTAATTTGTTCAGCGTCTAAAGATGCAGGAGCAGCAACATTGCCTGTTGCACTTGCATCGGGTGCTACTGCTGCCTGCTCTGTAATTAATGGCGTGTTAGGAACAATCATAAGATTTACACCCGGCATTTGATTACTCAATAGTTCAGTAATGCTCTTATTGATTTTAGCCTGATAAGGTTCTACTACTTGCTTGTTGAATATCTCCAAACCTGTAGCCATTTCGTCTTTGTTGCTACCAAATCCACCGCCTGTGTCGCGTATACCGAAAAGAAGTGGCGTAGTAACACGGTGTGCTGTGATTATCTTTTGCGTTGCGGTAGTATCCATTAATTGATACTGCTTATCCGCATCATTAACTGGGAATGGTGTAATCTCAGTCTTAGGTTGGTCACGCTCGTTAAAGAACATTACCACCTTGCCTGCATTACGCGCACCACTCATCTTGTTCTCCCAGTCCATCATCATCTGTTGCTTCTGCTCAGGCGTTGCTTGGCCGTTGTAGAAGTTGATAATGGTTGAAGGGAATAAACCGTTTGAGATTTGGTTGATGTGGAATATCGAAATCTGCTTATCTAACTCAATGTAGTTAATCGCACTCCAGTAATCGGGACGCGGGTATACATCGCTGCCCGTATATGTGAAGCACCAATAGATTTGGCGCGGTTCTTCATTACGTGTAAGGTAATTATACTTCGGAATGAATTCGGGCGTGTTCTTTTTCTTGCGTGTGTTTGACCAATCGTAGCTATGGAATATTCCTATCTCACTATCATCATCCTGATTGATCGCAATACGGCATTCTTCAAATGGTATAGGGTTTAGCTTGCTAATTACTGTGCGATCATTAGACCAAATGATTTCGATAAAGAAACCACCAAACAACTTCAAGTCGTGTGCGGCTGCATAGGTCAAAGTGTTTACATCCAGTGCGTCAAGTTCCGCTTGATATTGTTCAGACTTAATACCCTTCCCGGCTATCATATCACCAATGGCTACAACAAGGCTACCATGTACGGGTGATTCATGCGCTAGGTCACGGAGGTATTGCGGGAAATCATTTTGGTCACCGTAGTTAACCCAACCTTTGCGGTCTACTTTTTCAGCATCTGACTTAGCTACATATTCACTAAGCTTCAAGCTAACTATATTCGATTCTTTATGCTCCATAGATAATGTCATTTGATATTACTTCGCTAGGTACATCATAGAACTGCTCATTATCGGTCAACACAACGTAACCACGTTGTACAACACCCACAACACTACCATTCGTAGGGTTAATATTGCTAGAACTATTTTGTCCATATACCACATAGCGATACCGCCCCGCTAAGGTAAGACCTACGGTCGTTACTGTGAGCTGCGTTATACGCACATTTTCCAACACTACGGTTGCAACCTGTGCAAGTTCTTCGCCCGTTGTGCTATTTTCTTCGTGTGTGATTATGATTAGATAGTGAGTGAACGCAGTAGCGAAGTACTGGCGTGCCTCATCTAATGAAAGAAATACGGTTTGATTCGCTGTGTTGGTAGTTAGATATATCATGCTTATTGATTTAAAAAGGGGGCAGTACAAGCACCGCCCCCTTTACACACAATGAATACAAAAACAACAAGACAAAGTCTTAGTAAGCAGGGCTTACAGTAATACCTGCAAAGTTGTCAAATGGCACAGAGGTAAACGGCTCAAGGTGTACAGCAGGTGCAAGTTCTTCTGCAATTGTTGTAACTTGGTAACCCATCAAATCTGCCTTTTGCGCTCCTGATTGTACAGTACCTGCGGTCAACTGTGAGCCTTCGCCCGCACCAACCAACAAGATTTGGTCATCATTAGTACGTACAAAAACAATCATTTTCGCCTTTGCTACGTTCAAGAACTCGTTACGCATGTCTTGATTCAACTTACCGAATGTCCATCCAACTTCTTGCGAAAAGTAAAGTGTACCTGTTTCCAAGTTCTTGTTTACTGTCTCAATGTAAGAACCGCTGTTGCGGAATGGAACGTAACGGTAGATAGTAGCCGTAGGCAATCCGTCTACTTCGCCATTAGTACCACCATAAGTGATACCACTCTCGAAGTCTTCGTAGTTAGCAATAAGTACTTCCTTAACCCCGCCGATACCTTCGAGGCACCCGAGGCTGAATCCTGTGGTTAATTCACAAGCCATGTTTTATATAGTTTTAAAAGGGGGCTGTTACACCCCCTTAGTTATTAATTATGCTCCCCAGTAGGTGATGTCTTCACCAACTGCAATCTGTGCTCCGAGGTAGAAGCGTGCGCCGTAACGTACGTTCTGTGATCCATCCAAGTTCTGCATGTCCAAGATGAACACTTCGTTCATTTGGTTTTCCTGCCATGTACCCAACATCAAGTTGCTAGGTTGAGCGAAGATGATGTTGTTAGCAGTCATACCCGGACAAACGTAGATATCGTACATTCCTACGAAACGACGGTTAACCTCAGGACCACCTGTCAAGTACCATCCATTGCCTGCAGCTATTTGCGCCTCCATGTAAGCTTCCCATGCAGCCTGTCCCATGTACAATGCAGGCTTTTCAGCAGCACCCTTAACGGCAGCGTTAGTAGTGTTAATGATGTCCCAAATAGTAGCGATGATGTTACCTGCGTTGATAGCACCTGAACCCGCAGATACAGCATTTGAACCTGCTGCCTTGATCAAAGTCTCGAAACCATCGTACTGTCCTGCAGTAGCGTTAACACCGCTCCACATGATAGTCTCGTTAGCGGCAGCGATACCACCAACCAAACGGCCTATGATAGCGTCTTGGATTTGTGTGTTCACACGGCCTGACATTACATCGGCAGTAGTCCAGTCAATGAAGAAATCTTTCTTACAGATTTGACGCTGTACCTGGAATTCTTCAAGAGTCAAGATGCGCTCAGTCAAAGTGATTGTGCCTGTTGGCGTGAAATCACAAGTGCCTGCGGCAAATGTTACGGTGTCATCAATTTTACGTACTACTGATTTGTATGGTACGTTAGGCTTCATTGTCACGTACTGTGCAGAAACGTTTGACAAGAGTGCCTTTGCTACGATTTCACCAGCTAATTCACCTGCATAGGTGGTGGTGAGTGAAGTTGTTGTTGGCATTT